TCGTCGTGTTGACGGTCGAGAGGGTGAGGCTGAGCTCAACCACAACGTCACTGATCTCCATGTCACTCATAGCTAGGATGCTGTTTGAGTGACCCATAGGCGTTAGCGTGTTGGTCAGCGTCAAGCTGAAGTCTTCAGCATCGAGCGCTAGACGCGCGAGTGTGTCACCCGTTGTGGCGTTAGTGAGTGAGGTGGGTGAGGTCGATGACGCCACCACATAAGCGCCACGGAAGAAGGCAGGAGCTCCGCTGTTGTAAGTCGGCTCGATTGGCCCGACTGCGCTAGCGTGATCATCCTGAATGAGTGCCGCCTGATAGGTGAGCTCAGCCATAAGGCGGCCGTTATCAAGCGTGATGTTCATGCTCTCCAACACACAGCCATAAGCAAAGCTTCGGAAGTTCACGCCATCGATTCGGAAGCTCAGAGAATGCTCACGCTCACCTGTTGCGGTGCGCCCTGGGATGTACCATGTCTGGAGCCCTCTCACTGAGCTGTAGGAGCTCGCTGAGAAAGCTGGTGAGATGGTGACATCTGATGAAGCGTCTGCGTTGTCAGTGATAGCGCTGTACTCGGCGCGACCATTGAGAGAAGTTGAGATCAGTGTCCCGACATCGGCCTCAGCAGGCTCTGAGCCTCCAGTGGGTGTATAGGTGTTCACGTCCACCGCTGTTACGCTGTCAGCCAACACTGATGGCACCTTAGTCTTAAGACCAGCGCCGAGGAGATAGCCGAGGTAGTTAGCCGCGTAGGTGTCAGCTGAGCTACCAACGGTCGTGAGATCGACTCGACAGACCACTTGGCCAGTCCGACGGCGGACGCGGTTAGATCCTGACCACACAGTGTCTGGCTCAGGGGGTAACATGTAGTTACCATCACGAGCATCATTGCGCTCAGAGACGACAGGCTCACCAGGGATGATAATGGGGTCACGCTCGCAAGGGATCGAGACGAAGGTAAGGCCTGAGTTATCAGGTAGACCAGTTGAAGCGCTGAGTGAGCCAAATGAGCTCTCAACAGCCACTGAGAGAGAGCGATGTGTAACCGCCATGTTATGCCTCCAAATACAAGAGAGTAAAGGGGATGCTCAGGATGTAGACACCCTGCTCACCGAGGTTGAGGGGCTCAAATGATGGGGGCTCAGGTATTACTGAGACGATCCCTGTTGTTACGAGGGAATAGTTAGGCCCTTTGAGAGTCACTAACAGCTGCTCAGCATCCTCAGCCATGAGCCTGAAAAGGTAGGTCACATCATGGGGGATGTCATACCTGACTCTAAGGTTGATGAGCGCTCGACGCCGACCGCTGAGACCTGCAGCACCATCGTCACTAGGCATCTCGGCCACATCGAGTTGGAAGTAGCGCGTTGAGTTGAAGCGCTCCTCGAGCGGAGTCACTGAGCCATTGGCTCGAGCGTGAGCCACGAAGCCATGATGCAGATCGCTCTTAGGTGTGGTGGCCTCTAGCTGATCTTCTAGATATGTGAGAGCGGCGAAGATTCCTTGACTCATCTATCTGATCTTCTTTCTGATCTCGATCTCAACAGCTTTGATCAGGATGTCTACGTCTTTGTCAGACAGCCCTAAGAACTCTCTAGACTGATTCACGATGTAGCCATACTCAGCCTTATCTGTGAGGCCAATAACGAACTGATTAACGGTTGAGCTCTTAACCACAAGGTTATTGATCATGTTACCTGAGAGGACCAGATCAACCTCAGCGCTATCACCCCCGCCACCTCGACGCCTGCTCTCTTCCTTGTACTGACGATAGCCACCCTCATAGTAGACGCTGTCACCCGTCCTAGACTCCTCACCACCTTTAGGAGCGAGACGAGCGCCACGCTTCGCCACATATAAAGGCTTAGTAGAGTAACCCTTAAACGGTCTGCCATCTGCATCCTTGCCCTGAGATGTGCGGAGCTTGATAGAGGCTAGGGTGTTAGCCGCCAAGCCTGCTGTATCTCTAGCAGTCCACAAAGACTGAGGTAGGTTAAGGTTTACTCGTGCGCTCATTAGTGCTTCATCCCTCTCACTGGAGTAAAGAAGCTGTCAGACTCGCTCTTATTATATGAGCGCCATGATGCTCTGAAGTCGGTAGAGCTACCACCACTTCTCCTGAGGTTCTCCTCGCCCTCATCAACTACCCCATCCCCATCTAGGTCTAGGGTGATGGATCTAAGCGCCACGTCGAGGAGCTCCTTACAGCGCTCTCTCATCTGGTTGGCCGCGTCAAACTGCATCTGCATCTCATAGACGCTAGCCGCTGCGCAGTATGCGTGAGCGCTCTTGAAGCTCTGCTGATTGAAGACCTCATCCTCAGTCACACCATCGGAGATCACATGATCTCTGATCACTAGGATGATCTCATCGAGCGCGGCGCTGATCTGCGGTTCAAAGTCGGCTTGACGACGTGGGACCATATCAGCCAGGTTGGCGAATCGACCAACGAGCTCATCATGATCTAGACCAGTGTTGAACGGTCGAGCGCAGACCTTCAACAGACCAGTCTCAACGTGTTGACCACCCACATTATCTTCATATGAGATCGTATAGGGGAACACGCCAGCGGTCGCAGTCTTAAGGGCGGTGATGTCTACATAGCTCATGGCGAAGTTGAGTGTAGCCGCCGCTGTAAGGTCAAGCTCTCTAGGTAGAGGCTCAGCCAAGACTGCTGTGGTTCCACCGATGCGGCTGACCTTTACAGCGTAATAGGTATCACGTGTCGTCTTCAGGAACGCCTTGACCTCATCGCGCTGTAGTTGGGTCGCAACGCTCGCGCTCAGAGTGAGTGTACGCCGATCATTGGCGATGCTTGTCACGCTCACATCAGCTCGTGACTGAGTGAATAGCTCATCAGTGAGAGGAGCGCTAAAGCCTACCGTTAAAGTAGGTGAGCCTGAGTATGGCTGCGGAGGGTCCCACACAAAGTGATGGACTTGGCCCTTGACTGCTTTTCTCATCCCTTGGCTCCTCTATTAGCTTTGCTGATGTCGCTTGCCTTGGCTGGCGTTAAGCCTGCCGCCTCGATGAAGCTCTCAGTGACAGGGCTCCAGCTATGTCGGCAGTTATACCCACCACAAGCAATCTTCACAGGCTTCCCCTGGTTGTTGTCTAGCTGGCTCATCTGCTTCTCATCGACCACGAGGTTGATAAGCGCTCGACAGAAAGGACGGGTGATCCCATCCTTAGGGCCTGTGTAAAGGTAGTGATCAAGGCCAGCGTCTGCAGCTGCCACGGCTGTGATTGATCGGCCATACTCTGAGATCTGTGTTTTAATCTCGGTGAGTTGCCGACCTTCAGCGCGCTCAAGCTGAGTCTCAAGATCACTCTTAATGATCTCGGCGGGGATCGCCAAAGTCATAGACCTTAGTGAAGACCTGATAGCCTTCTGAAAGTCAGGAACGATCACGCTCTCAAATACGTCTGAGGCGGCCTGAGCTTGGATCAGATCTAGTTGAGGCATAGCCTGAGGTGAGAAGTCTACGCCGACCACCTCAAACGATTTCTCAATCGTAGATCTAATACGAGATGAATGCTCAACGAAGTCATCAACCGCTAGACCTAAACCACCCCTGAGAATGAAGTTTAGCAGTTGGTCATCGTCGAAGCTTAAGAGCAGTTGAGGATCATCAGTGACTGAGGCCATCGTGATGAGCGTCATTAGCTCTTTACGCGCCTTCCTAAGAGCGATGCCGAAGCTACGCTCAGCCTCGACCTCTGCTCTTAGTTGGTCGCGTCGTGCTCTGATGAGTCGGGCCACAGGACCTCGCTCACCTTTGACCTGACGACTCAGGTCATCGATGGCGAGCTTGTCGGCATCTTCGGAGAGATGGATGTGGCCTGACTCGATCATTCAGAGAGCTCTTAGGTCAAGCAGTCAGTGATGACGTAGCCAAGTGAAGCGTCGATGAGCTTGAAGTTATGAACCTCCTCGGCGTAGACGTAGCGGCGCGTCTTGTCGAGGCTGTCATACTGACCAGCGATCATACCACCGAACTCAAGATTGAGAGCTGCTGTAGGCATACCCTTAACATTGCCGCTCTTTTGGACGATAGCGTCTGAACCGCGAAGAATACCCATAAAGATAGTCTCACCGTCCCAGATGTAACTCTCGCTAGAGGTCGCGCCAGGCACTGCCGTGTCTTGGAGAGCTGCACCCACATGGATATTGGGGATGCCGAGCACGTCGCGCAGAACCTGAATCACTGCGCCATCGTTGAGGATGCGATTACCTGCAGCGATCCCCGCTGAGCTGTCACCAACATAACCACGAATCTCAGGATTACGAGCAAGCGCGCGGAACACGTCACGACCTAAGATGAGGGTGTCTGGGTTGATGCCATGAGCGTTGCTGTAGACAGTATCCTTGGTCTCATGGAGGTAGGTGAGAGGCTCAGCGCCGGTCGCGTCGAACTTAGTGCCAGGGGTGGCAGTGTAGCTCGCGAAGTTCGTTGTGGCGTCAAAGAGAAGATCTGCGGCGCGCTTCTCCTTAGCGAGCTTCATCACGCGGCTCACCTTCTTGGCGATGCGTGCCTCTTCTGACCCTGGATACTGAGAGTCGAAGATGTCCTCCATAGCGATGCTGTCTTGCGCCGCGTAGATGAGAGCCTTAAAGGTCTGTGAGCTACGGTCGAAGCCACCGATAGAAGCGCGTGAAGCACCAGGAGCGCGCTCGAGGTCGAGACCTGCGCCAGCGCCCATGAAGTTGCGAGTCTCCTCCAAGAGGATTGTGCCTGAGCGCTCAGGTACGGTGATAGTCTCGAAGACCTGATCAGCGATGAGCTGAGAATCAGATGGGACCGCCTCGACGACGAGGTTGGTTAGGATCTGATCGACTGGATGTAAATTGCTGTATGAGCTAGCCATGTTTAACTACTCCTTATGCCTCGTAGTTGCTCGGACCTGTAAACACGACCTTGATCTGATCGCCATCTGCAGGAGAGTGATGGTTGATGTTAGGCAGGATGCGAGCGACGCTGAAGTTGCCAGACCCCTTAACGAGAGGGATGAGGTTTCCGTTAGCCTCTGCCATGAGAAGAGATGTAGTCTCAGGAGCGATGGCAGCGCCAGCGATAGCGCGTGAGATGCCACCTACCGCCACGTCTACTGCGTCACCTGCTGAGCAAGCGCGCTGAGCGATGCCGACGCAAGCCTCATCAGTTGAAGCGTCAGTGATGACGATCTTGCCAGCGCTATCAACAGAGACAGCGGCAAACTCAGTGATGGCCTCAGCCGCCACGAACGATACAAAGTTGTCAGTATTAGCCATGATTAAACTCCAAATGCCTTAGTGTAGTAGTCAGGGTTGTCAGCGCGGAACATGTCGAGCGCCTCACTGTAGGTCACGCCCTTCTCCTTCTTAAGAGCGAGCACTGCATCATTGAGGCTCTGGCGGCTGATCTCTTCACCGCTCGCGCCGTGGCCGACCTCTTGGAGAGGTACAGCAGAAGAGGCGGCGCGCTCGCTGAACATCTGCCAGAACTCAGGCTGAGCGTCTCGGAGATCCCAAGCCTTCCCTGCGACGGTCTGCTCAGCGGGGCTGATCTTGCCCTCATTGAGGAGGCTAGATACAGCCTGATCGCGCTTGATAGCGTCACGCTCAGCGGTGAGCTCTGCGAGTGACTCGCGAAGTAGAGCGACCTCAGAGAGAAGGTTGACGTCAGCCTCGACGCTCTCACTCATCTTCTGATAGCCCATCTTCTTCTCTTTGTCTTCGTCCTCAGCTTTCATCTCAGCCTTGTCGTCTTCTGACTTCTCGGCCATCTCAGCCTTGTCGTCTTCTGACTTCTCAGCGTTGATGTTCGCTTCAGCGTCTTCTTTCATTTCTTTGATGCGAGCTTCGAGCTCCTTGACCATCTCATCTTTGGCGACGAGAGCAGCGCGGAGATCCTCAAGACTCATTGATTCGAGAGTGTCCATCTCAAGCCTTTCGTTCAGGGTTACTCGGTCGATGCGGTCGTGAGACTGAGCAGGCCGAGGGGTG